ACCCGAGGGCGGCGTCGCCAGCTTCGCCCGCGCGAAGTTTGCCCATTTCAATCCCATCGTGTCGCCCTCAGAAGGAAATCGATGATCGCAGCGGGGTGCGCGTCCCGCCCTGCGCTGACTTGGCGGCAGCCGCTTCGCACCAGCTTGAGAATTCGCGCTTGGCTTCGGCGTACAGTGGTCCGCTCGTCCACGGCCTGCGCGGCATCGCGTACAGCCGCTCCAGCGCGCCCCACTTAATCGCCTCGACGTAGTCGTTGAAGATCCAGTCCGGGCATTCCGTCGAGGCCTCCGTAGGCCGCAACGCGCATTCGACGATCAACCCGCCCGTGATGGACTCGCTCGGCGTCGGTACAAGTTGGATCTGGTTCGTGCCCGGACTGCGCCACGCTCGAGCCGGCCCGGTCGCCGTCGTGCGCCAGTCCTTCACGTAGAGGTCCAGCCACTCGTTGCCGCGACCGTCGATGTCGATGCCGTTGACCTTCACATCCATGAAGTCCTGCACCTGGGTGCCGGCCGGCGGCGTGATCGTGTACGTCGATGTCGCGCCGACGATGTTGATCGCCGATGGCGTGTGCCGGTACGCCAGCGAGAGCCGGCAGAACTCGATGACCGCTCGCCGGATCGCCTGCGTGACGACGCCATTCATTGCGCCAGGCGCGGACACCATCACATGATCGAACCACGCGGTATAGGCGGTCATCCGAGGAGCCTTTTCTCAAGCTGCTTCATGAACGCCGAGGCGCGACCGCTGACCGCATGCTCATCGTCGGTCGTCTCGGCGCGGAAGATGACGTAGTCGACAAGTTGCCGCTTCATGCGTCCGTCGATGGGCAGAGCCGCCCCGAGCGCAAGCTGATGCCCTTCGGTCGCTGCCGACAGCTCCAGGTTGCCGATGAACAGGTCCGGGCGCATGCCGAAGAACTCGTCGAGACCGTCATTGACGAACTTCAGCAGATCCTCGTTCGAGGTGCGGTAGCTGTCCGATTCGGTGTCGTTCAGCGTGATCCGCGCCGATGTGATCACATCGGTCGTTGTCGGCTGCGCCATCGCCGCTTACCGCCCGCGCCCGTAGCCCGGGAGCCCCGCGCGCAGCTCGCGCTGCACATGGGCAATCTGGACTTCCTTCGTGGCGCTCTCCGGCGGCCGATGACCGAGGTAGCGCATCGAGGTCGCTGCGATCTGGTCCTTCGTCATGCCGCTGAGATTGAGGTGCGGCGGCAGGTAGATCGACTCGTCCTGCTCGACCACCTCGTTGTCCTCGTAGCGGCTGCGATGGCGCTCCGGCGCTATGACACGATCCTCCTGCGGGATCGGCTGCGCATCGATCTGTGCGACTGCCTCGACGATCGCCTTCGCCTGCTCCGGCGTCGCCTCGTTCGGCGCTACCTTCTTGCTGCTTGCTTTTTTGCCCATCCGGGACTCCATCGAAAAGGGCCAACCCCTTGCGAGGCTGGCCCGTACTGCGGATTGCGACAGCGACGCTTACTTCGCGCCGACCCCTTCGCCGAACAGCACGCAGTGGATCGTCTTCGCCGCGGCCATCGCGTTCGCGCCCGTGGTGGGCACGATGTCGATGTAGAAATCCTTCTGGATCTCTACCGGGGCCGAGGCAACGAGATCGCTGCCTGCCGCGCCGGATGCCGCGTTGAAGGTCGTCAGTGCCGAGCCGAACAGATCGTCATCGGCGCCGGAACTGCCGTCGGCATGCGAGTAACCGACCTTGGCGCGCAGCGCGTCGGTGCCGGTGTCCAGCTCGCCGTGCACGAACTTCACGTGCGACGGCTTGAAGCCGGCCGGGAACGGACCGAAGCGAATGACATCGCTCGTGGTCACGGCGATCGGGATCGCCACTTGCTGGCTGACCAGGATCATGCCGACTGCTTTGGCGCTCGATCGCGCCACTTCGAGGGAGGTGCTTTTGTACGTAGGCATTTGTGGAACTCCTGAGAATGAGGAAGGTGAACCGGAGGACGGCTATGCCGCCCTCACGGGTCGATTGCTTACAGCTTGACGACTGAGTCGACGACGACGACGCCGTGATCGGTCGGGATCTTGCTGCCGTCCGGCTGCGGTACGTCGAAACGCAGCTTCGCCTTGCCGCCCATCATCTCGGTGGCGATCTCCAGCCCGCGGTTGAAGTTGTACTTCCGCTCCAGCCACGTGTAGTGGTAGTCGCTCGACTGGCTGCGACCGTAGGTGTTGGCAAGCGCCTGCGCGCCGAGGAGCAGGCTGCGCTCCACCGCGTGCGTGGTCGACAAGCCGGCGGCGATCGTCACATCCGTCTCGGTGGCCGTCAGTTCGTTGGCTGCCGTGATGTGCTTGGTCGTCGTGCTGGCAAGGAACCGCACCCAGAAGTCGCTCACCTTCTTGACCAGGATGCCGTTCCACATGCCGACCTCGCCACGGAACAGCGGATGCTTGGAGCCGTAGGACGCACGGTTCCACGCGTTCTGCTGGAAGGTGCGCAGGTTCGACCCCGACGCAGTCTTGATCGAGTCGAAGACACGAGGCGGGCAGAGCATCACCCACATCGGATCGTCATTGGCCGCATCGTCGTCCGCGATCTTGACGGACTGCAGGGGCAACTCCATCTCATCGAGGACCAGACGCAACTGGTCCAGAATGTCGAGCTTCATGACATCGGTCGTTGCGACCGAAGCCAATTGCGCGCCACCCTTGACCAGAATCGTGCCATCGGCATCGACAACGTAGTGCCGGTTGTAGGTGGGTGCCTTCACCGAGTTGACGACGATCTCGGCGAAGTCGGCATCCGTGTCGAGCGGGATCGGCCAGGTCTGGTAGTTCAACTGACCGCGAGCGCCTGCGAGGTGGATGTGGCAGAGCTGAGATTCCAGCCGAGCCATGTAGCCGGCAGCGTTCGCCAGCGCCAGGCCGCGCAACTGGTGCCGAGTGCGCTGCTGGCTCATCTTGCCGCCGGCATCGATCGGCTTCGTCGCCAGATCGATCTTGACGTCCATCGAGCTGAAGGAGAGCTTCTCGCCCTTACCCTCGGCATCGCGGTCGCCCATGATCGGCTTGCCGCTGGTGATGTTCACGCAGTCGACGCTGACGGTGTCGCCGGCGGTTCGTGCGAGATCCTGCACGCGGACGATCGGCATGTCCGGCGAGGTCTGCAGCTTCAGCTTCTTCTCGGCGTCCGACTGAGAAGGCGCGGGGCCCGTCAGGTTCTTCATTGCCGACGGGGTCTTTTGGGTCTGCACGAACAGCGCGACCGAATACTGCTTGATCGCTACGCTGTCGCCATTACGAACGGCTGTTTGAGCCATGATTCAGTTCTCCGTAGAGTCGAAAAACAAAAAGCCCCGGGGCCGTTGCAGGCCACGAGGCTCGTGGGGAGGGTTGAGGTTTTCCGACGGTGCTTCGGAGGACAGTGCCTTTCGCTCGATCGACTACCCGACTCGGGCAAGGATCTCGTTCATCTTTTTCGGGTCGTCCATCAGACGCTCCAATTGAACGGGGTCCATGCTGTCGAAGGGATCATCGTTGGCACTGCGCGGCAATCCACCGCCGGGAAGATCGGAGAGCGTGTTGGGGCGGAATTCATTGCCCACCTCACGCGTCCGCGCTTCGGCTGCCGCTTTGACTTGAGTGGTCGTCTGGTACTCGGTAGGCAGCGGTATCGGCCCAGTTTCAAGCTCGACTCGCTTGATGGCTGCGGTGAAGCGATCGGCAATCGACTTGCCCTGCCATGCCGGCTGGGTGCGCAGAAAATTGTCCTCGGCCGCGATTCGGTCCCAAAGCTCCTTGCTCTTTGGCTCCTTGTCGTACGTCTCGTCGAGGTATCGAAGCGTCGGGTTGTTCTCCACCGCCTCGGCTGCTTGCTCCTGTGCTGTCGCCTGCGTGCGCTGTTGCTCCGCACGCTCTCGCGCCTGTGCCTGCTCGACATAGCCGCCGAACTTTTCAACCTTGGTCATCAGCGAGCGCATGACTTTGGCCTGGGTGGCGGTGTTGGCCGCCAGTTCTTCCAGTCCTTCGTCTGCGTACGC